GCATTGTCTGTCCCAAGACATGAGTCGCTATGTAGCGATACTCCCATCCGGGTTCAGGGGTAGGATCGGGCAACGCACTCGAAGGTTTATACACGTATCGAGCAGGTGTCTTGTCGCGTGACGCGTTATCACGAGGGGTACGGTTTTCAGTCATTCTGATTCTCCAGTTTTAAAACTTCTGCAACATATTTTTTCGGGTCGAGGTTGTACTTTTTAATTAACGCCGCTTGAGTAGGCGTTAACTGTATCTTCCTTGTCCCGGTTGAACGTGATGCAGGGGCCACCACGGATGATGGACGCCTTGGAGTCTCGTTTGACTTAGGCCGTTCTTCGTTTCCACCAAAAACTTCGGGGAACGTAGACTTCACGCGAGCATCTATCTGCTCGAAATAATCATCGCTGCGGGGATCGACCCCGTTGTTGACTAGTTTTTGATGCAGCCCTAGTGCAAAGCTGGTAACTTCTTCAAAACCGTCTGTGCCAAACCACTGGTTTTTTGCTTGCCAGCGCAAGGTCTTTTCGTCAGCACGAACCGGTTCTGGTTGTTGTTGTCGTGGTTGTACATCAAAATTTTCGTTCTGTAAAGGGGGTGGACGAAAATTCTGCGCATGTTGTACTTTTGTTTTGGCATCAAACAACGCTTCTTGCGCAGCAAGAATAGCGTCCGAGTCAAACGACTCTTGCGCTGCCTTGTATTCACGCCGTGCTTTGTCCAACTCTGCCTCAGCAGCAGTCTTGGCCATTGCGCCGTACTGTTCGGTGCCATTACTCACATACTGTTTGAGACGCTTGTTCTCTTCAGACATGTGTTGTGCAAGACGCTCAAGCTCTTGCTTTTCCCGCAAAAGGGCTTCTTTGGCGCGGCGCTCGTCATGACGGGCATGAGTCAATTCCTTGAGTCGGTCTTGAACTTTTTTGCCGTACGAGTCAATCTCTTCTTCGGTTGGGTCTTCTACTTCTTTATTAAGCGTGGGACGAAACCTGTCATTCGGAGGTGTGTCGTCAACGATCTCAATTTCAACATCATCTTCAGTCTCAATACTGACTTTCTGATTCTTGTTGTCCTCAAGTTCGTCGGGGAACTTGTATGCTTCTGCCATAGGTATTCCTTTCAAACGCGGGTAAGCCCACGAGGGTCTTGCACAACAGCGTCCACTTGGTCATCATTGATGAGGCGGAACTCTTTTCCAAAAATCTTGAACCGCGTACCAGAATAGGTACGAACAAGCACAAAGTCACCTTTCTTGCACCATGCTCCTGCTGGAAACTTGGTCTGGTCTTTGTACGCGTCAGGGCCAACATCAACAACAAACAGAACAGTTGTGGCGTGTTCTTCTTGTCGCAAAGTGGCTGTGGCTTTTATGAGATCAAGTTCAGTACCGTCAATCTTTTCGGATACGTCAGGTACTGCACACAGTATTTTCCAGCCCGTTGGGGTCGGAAGCATTGTGGCTTTCTCTTCATTTGTTGCGTCTTCTGCGGGAGCATCGACGGGTTGGATCACTTCAGGCAGGGCAAACTGCCCCGGTTCTAAAACAAGTTCACTCATTGGCTTCTTCTACTTTCTTAGCAAGGTCAAGGAGATGGCGCTCTGCGATGGCTAGACCCTGAATAGTCCCGCAAAGTTTTTGATACTCGTCGAAATTGCGGCATGCCCCACCAGCGCAGTCATCTGCGTAGTTGTTCATGTCGGTGCGTAATTTTTCGCGCAATACGCGTGCAAATTCTGAAATCATTGTTTAGGTGGCTCCTTTTGTTGGTTGGCTCGTTGCTGCATCTGCATCTGTTCACGCTTGGTTTTTATGTCCCCAGCCTTGCCCATTGCAGATATGTTTGCCGTTGCCTTCTGCTGTTGCAGTTGACCGGCTTTGTTCATGGCATCAATGTCCAGACGCTTGTTGTCTAACTCCAACCGATCCTGCATCTCTTTCGCTTTGAGCTGCAAGTCTTGTTGTTTGATCTGAAGTTCTTGTTGTTTGATCTGCAACTCTTGCTGTTGCATCTGAATCATCGGGTCTTGTTGTTGCTGTTGCGCTTGCTGTTGCGCCTTCTGCGCTTGGCTTTGCTGGAGCACTTGTTGTGCAGCTTGGGCCATCATGCCGGAGAGCTGAATCTCCATCTCAGGCGGCAGCTTCTCGTCTTCCGGCGGCAAGGGCATGCCCAACTGCTGCTCAATTTTCTGGCGGTATGCGTACCCAACGTGCTCGGCAACGTGCGCCATCATTGCGCCTTGAATCATTGGTGCCTTCGGGTTCTGGCCAACCAACTCCATGACGATGGGGTCTTGCATCGCCATCATGTGTACCTTGATGTGCGACTCATGGTCTTGATAGAAGAACGCCTTGAGTGGCTCCAGACGCAGTGCGGCCATGTTCTCAGACACGGGATCTTTTGGCTTCTGGTCGTCCGGCAAGGGCACGAGCTTGTCAGCATCCTTGATACCCAGCACCGCCAACATCTGTCTGTGAAGCTGGGGCAAGTCGTAAATATCCGGTGCCATCTGAGCCATCTGGATGACTGCTTGGTACTGCACAACCCGCTGACTCATGGTGGATGCGTTCGGATCGCTCACGGGAATGATGTCTACGTGATCGTAGTCAGTAGCCTTGGCCTTGCGTGGGGCATCAACCGGATCGTAGTCATAGTCTGGGTCGGTGTAGTCGCGGATGATCGCGGCCAACAGACGCAGCTCTTGTTTGAATGTGTAGTGCAGTCGCGCTTGCACGGCGCTCATTACTTTTAGCTGGCGCTCCAAGAGAGCCAGTGTGGTTCCCACAGGAGCTTGGGCAGACATGTCCGACACCTTCATGTCGGCAGTGGCTGCAAATCTGCGGCCTTCTTCTACGATCTGGCCAAGCAGACCCATCAGAACTTGGCTTGGCTCCTTGTAGGGTAGAGGCAAGATGCTGTCACGCAACGCACCAGAGGCAATGTCTACGTCACGCCATTCTCCGGGTGCGATGGGGGTGTCGTCTCCCTTGATGCGCATTCCGCGAGTTTTAAGACCTCCGGGTAGGTTAGACAACGTGCCAGCATCAACAAGTTGGCGCATGAGGCTGGTGGCTGATTTGGCATAGCCTCCAATGAGATGGAAAAGGCCAAAGCCGTACGCTCCAAAACCCGGGATGTACTGGTAGTGAACAAAGTGCTGTCGTTTGATTTCAAGGGGGTCTTCCTGTTCCCAGTTTCTACGAATGGCCAGAACATCGTTCGAGCCTTTGATTAGGGTAACTACGTATGGACGCGTAATGCCTGTCGGTTTGCCATCGTCATCCAAATCTGCATCCCCCTCCAACATCAAGTCAACATGTGACTCATACAGGGTGTAGCGGTCGTCATTTATATCAGAGAAGCCAGTTTCTTTGTCCTTGGCCTTCTTGATGTTGTCCTGCTCCTTGCTGGGGTCAGGCAAGTCAATGTCGCGGTAAAAGCCTGCTTGTTGCAGTTTGACAATCTCATTCTTTGTCTTGCGCATGACGTGCGTCAGGCGGTAGCAAGTGTCCAAGTCAGAGGTGCCGTAGGGCAGCAGGATGTCTTCAGCCGGTACAAATATTGATACCTGACGGCCAATGTTGGGGTCGTAGTACACCTTCTTGAACGCCGAGCCGGTGGCTGGCAAGCTCCACAGCATGCGCTCATGCTCGGGGCGGAACTCGCGCATGACTTCTGTCAGCTCGTAGTTCATATCTTCTTGTACACGCAGTGCTGCTTCTTGCTTGTCTGGGGTTTCTTTGCCCAGAATTTTTGTACGTACCGGCCCTTGCGCGGGAAATGTCTCGGTGATGGTCTCTGACTGGAAGCGCACCACGGCCTCTGTAATCATAGGGTGGAACACGCCAGACGCGCCGTTCCACGGTTCCGTGCGCTCTTCGTACTGGAGTCCCAACAGCTTGATGCCTTCTGTGTATGCGCGTTCCCAGTCCTTGCGGGAACTCTTGTCTTGCTCAATGTCTCCGGCCAACTCGGAAGCCATTGACATGATGTCGCCTTCTTCCAGCGTCTCGGCCAAGTTCTCGTCAAACTTGTTGTCTTCGCCTTTACCAATACTTATCTCCAAATCCCCTGCGCGGATGTTGACCTCTTCGGGATCAATGATCTCAATCTCAATGGCTTCCTCGTCTTGGGCAAGCGACTCTATGCCTTTGGGCTGTTGGAACAGAGCTTTATCTATATTGGTGGCCATCATTTATCCTCAGTAGTACGCCGCCATACGGCGCTTGAAAAATCGGGGTTCGTCTGGCTCATCTGTGTCGATTCTGATGAAGCCGCCTTGTCTGACGCGCAGTAGTGCTTGGGTGGTCGTGTCCACATAGTCATCGTTCTCCCCCACAGGGAAGGCCGCAAC